CCCAGATGGGGCTATACGTTACCTCTTCCACGCATTGATCTGCGTGCGGAAGAAGTAGCTCTCGGACTTAAGACTTCGTGGCCGTAAGGCCTTTCTTAAATGTCGAGAGAGTCTCCTCTATTTCATTGAAATTCGGGAGACGACTGTAAAACTCTGGACTTAACATCCGGTTTTGCAGGTGCCGGTCGCATACATTGACAAGATGCAGTACCGGTTTCGTCAGCGGGTCCCCCATGAGGACTCCCTGCCGAAGAGTGACCTTTCTAATGTCTGCTCCCATACTGGGAACAGGGTCACCCAGATCTTTCATCATGCCAGTGGCTTTGAAAAAGATCTCACGGGGCTTGTAGCATGTTTCTACTACAATACCCTGTAGGAGTTTCGGGATACCACATTTGGTCATCCAAGGAACTCCCAGGTCCATTGCTACTTTGTGTTGCAATGAATCCGTAGCCTCTTTATAGTCCGTAGAAGACATAAAGAGGTCTTCGAATGTGTCCGTCCTTTCGACGTACCCTTCGAAAACTGATTCTTCTCTATTGAGTATAGAGAAGACTTCGTTTCTCTCCGGTTCACTTGATAATGAATTGAAGAGATTCCAACCGTGGTTTGAGGCGCTCATTCCAGATTGGCTGCTCCTGATCCCTTTTGCAAGGGGCTCAGAGCATAACTTGCTTACAAGATCCAATACGATCTTTAAGCAGGCTCGGGCCTTGGTAACGCTTCTTGCCTTACCAGGTTCCTTCACAACCGTTAGGAAAGCTTTTCGTAGCTCTAACGGGGGTGTTCGGAGAACGTGGTCTAGTGAGACCCAGAATATTAGTTCTCCGACGGAGTCGAATTCTTCCTGGAATTTCCAGTGTTCGACTCTACCAGTGTCCAGGTTCCGTAATGGAATCTGTGACATTGGATCAACGGAAAGAATCATTTCTTTGACTCTTTCAGTTGTTCCGCCTTCCTTTCGGGTCTTTTCCCAACAGGCAGCGGAGGTGATCGTTACTCGCGCTTTCGTCGCGAGGCCGGTCACAGCTGCACTAGGGAGGTTGTTAATCACCTCCTCTATTGCAAGTCGCCTGAGAGTACGCACTGTTGCGCTCTCTTCAGGTGGCTCCAGCGAAACGGTTTCAAGGAACTTCCGCTTCGACTGGAGAACAACCAGGGTGGGCGGTGTACCGCACCCTCTGGTTTGAGATAGAATTCCTGCAATTAACAGGAAATCGTATCCCTTGGCTTTCTTGAGAACCTGCCAGGTTCTCCAGTATAGCCGGGACCACTCTCCGCCCTCGGGTGGGGGTTTGGTCTCACTTTCAAGTTTGCCCCGATGGGACACAAGCTTGAACCACTTCCTAGTCCACTTAAGTGTGGCGTAGGATGTGCGGATGGGTAGCACCTCTAGAGGTAGCTCTCCATCGAGGAACTCGTCTCCTATTAATAGGGACAGATTTCCGAGTGTGAACATGTCGAATCTTTCCCATGTCCACACTTCAGCGGGATTTGCCAGATATCTCTGTGTAAATATCCCGTCTACAGTCTTTAAGATTTCAATTAATCTTAAAGCCCGTGAGCTCTTTGATCGGCTTATAAAGCCGTCTGGAGCTATGACTGACTTTTCCTCTGAAGTCCAGAGGGGGTCAGCTCCTCCTTTTAGGAACCGATTTATTCGGGACCGAAGGAGACGTGCCCACGACGTGATATCTGTCGTGGGCCCGGCACACTCTTTGCGGAGCCTGGCTCCCCAATGAGTGTGAAAGTAGATTATGTGTAGTTTCACATCATCCACTGCGATCTTATGAAATTCAATTTTGTTTTTCAAAGATCCTTCCCATTTGGGTCCTAGGATCCGAGGGGGAAGTGGGTCTTGGAGTCGGATACCGTCTCCAGACCATACGACGATCTCAGGTGGGGTATCCCCCCTGAGCTCCGCGAGTGTGCGTGCCGCATGGATCATCCATGGGTTCTCATACTTGATTCGTGTTTGGAGATGACTCCTTTTGCGAATCTGCCCGACTGTCTCCTTTGAAAGGATTCCTTCGGTGTCCGACGTCTCTGAACCAGAATGTTCATATTCGTCGTCTATGGCCTCGGCGTTTTCAGTCACCGAGTCCATTAGGTCATTAGAATCCC